CACGCGATCGGGCGAAGATGGTGTCCGCGTCCTTATCGCCGCGATAGACGTTCACAGCGCCGTCAGCTTCCTTGCGCCAGTCTTCCTCGGCCTTGGTCGCGGCTTCAATCGCATCCAGCCAATACGAGACGGTCTCCGAGCGGTCCTTGGTCTTCTCGTCGGGCTTATCTTCGTATTCGACGCTGCTCATTCAATTTCCATTCTGCGCCGCCGCTCTTTCGCCAGCACGATGTCGCGGATCGACATATTCGATACAACGCGACCGTCCGGCTGGACCTCGTATTCAAGCTGATTGTATTCAGGACGCTTTGCGGGCTTTTGCACCCTGCCCGAAGTCATCTTATCCAGCAATTGTCCGACTAGACCCAAAGCATCCACTTGATCGTCATGCACACCGACCGGGAAGCTCATCATCTCGCTAATTAGGTCAGCCTTCCAAGGCGCAGCATTTGGGATGTAAAGCCCGCCCATCGCCATGCGGCCACGAATTGACTGCGCTCTAACCGCCTTGTCGCCTCGCGTCGGGAATGTTTCACGATAAACAAAAGCCTGCCGCTCTTTCATGCGCTTGACTAGGAACGGCCCGACACCTGACTTGATCTGCCCGGTTTCTTCCGCCCAGCCGATGGGCTTCCATTTTTTCACAAAGTCGCAAAAGGCTTCAACCCAAACATCGGAGGAAGCCTGACCGCGCCAAAGGTCTAGCAGGTACATACGATCAAGCGTGTCGATTCCGACAACCGCATGAACCGTGTAATCTCCACCATCCGCAGTCACAGCGTAATCCGAACCGCCGTAGATCGTCAGCGTTTTCGGGTCTGGCGGCACGTCATAGGGCTTCAGCCATTCCAGCTTAAAGTAATCGCCGCTTTCAGGGCTGGGCCGCTGCTGGTACAGAGCCGACCAATCGCGAGGCCCAATCGCCAGCTTGATCTTTTCGAGCGTCTCGACGGAATACTGTTCAGGCCACAGCGCCCGCCCGTCATCCGAAATCGCCGGAAGGTTTAGAACCTGCCAGCCTTCATGGGCATGTTCGGTTTGTAGCCAGCCCGCGAGGTCATCCTCGTGCCAGCGGGTTTGAATGACAATGATCCGCCCGCCAGGCATCAGACGGGTGTAGGCGGTGGACGTGTACCAGTCTTTGGTTTTCTTCCTGATGACCTCGGACTCCGCGTCCTCGCGGTTTTTCACCGGATCATCTATCAGCAGCAGATGCGCGCCACGGCCCGTCAGAGGCCCGCCAACGCCAACTGCAAAATACGCCCCGTCTTGCCCCGTTGTCAGCGTGTCTCGCGGTTCAGAGGCGATATGAAAGCGTTTGGCGCTCGTGCTGTCCGTTTTCAGCCGGACGCCGGGGAATATCCCCTGATAGCTCGGATCATTGATCTGGTCGCGAACCTTGCGCCCGAAATCGTCGGCAAGGTCTTGTGCATAGGTCGCCGCGATAACGTAGTGATCCGGGTTTCTGCCCAAATACCACGCCGGGAAATACTCGGACGCCAGCATCGACTTGCCATGCCTCGGAGGCATCGTAATCATCAGGCGGGTGATTTCGCCCCGCTCTACCGCCTCCAGCTTTCTGGCAATCAGCCGGTGGTGCGCGGCATCCCTGTAGCCCGGCCACTGATAGGCCGCGTATGATATGAGCCGCGAGAACGCAAAATCTTCAGCGCTAGGAGTCGGCGCGGGTCGCCGCCGCAACTGCTGCGTCACGCTGTTCCTTTGAGCTTATTTCGAGCGACCCGGAGATTTCATGCTCGCGTTTGTCGCGCCATTCGTCCGGGTCTGCATTCTTCAGCGCAAATATCGAACTGGTTACGGTCGGACCATCCGGGGCAGACAGGAGCCGCCGCTCAAGAAATAGCGTCCGTTTCCCCTTTGCCTTTTTAACAGCGCCGGAAAATTCCGGGAATTGCTTGGTCCATTCGTTGATTGTGTCCCTATGGAAACCAAGCTCGGCAGCAGCAGCGGTCAAGCTCAGGCCGGTTGCCATTAGGCTGATGATCTCGTTTCCGAACTCTGGCTTGTACTCGCTTGGCCTACCGGCTGGCATTGTGGTGATTTACCTCACGGGTATATCCGCCTATGGGGCGGGGCAAGTGCTTGAAATTGTTCCGTTATCGATATAACGATATCGTTTGACGGGCCGGGCAGTGCAGACACCCGGCTTAAGCAGAAAGCCGAGGCTAGGGGCTGGCGCCCGCCTGTGGACAAAAAGACTAGGGGCCGATTCGTCAAACTCAAAAAGGGAAGCTAGGCTTCTCTTTTTGGGAGATTCACCGATGACAACCAAAGACGATTTGCCCGCTGCACAGACTCCTCCGGTCGTTGACCCGCACAATATCCAAACTGTTTTCGTAGATTGGATTGTGACAGGCGGAATGTTTGAGAACGTGGTCAATATTACTCTTGGAACTATCGACCATTCCTTGAAAAACAACCCCGGCGACATGCCGCGTGTCGTATGCGCGGCGCATCTCAGAATGTCCCGCGATTTTGCAGAACGGCTTCACGCTGCACTTGGTAGCGCCATACACCCCGACCAAGGACAGCCCAACCCTCCGCAAACACCCCCACCTAAAAACAAACTCAATTAGTTGGCTTAGGCGCATCTTTTGGCGGCTTTCGATCTTTTGGCGCGGGCTTGGGCTGTTTGTGTTTGTCCGCATCATGCGGTTTTGGCGGCGTGTTCAGCATCCGTTTGAGAACTTCGTCCCGCTTTTCGTTTCTAGGAGCTTCGATCATGACCAGCCGAGCCTTGCTTGGAAGAGCTAAACAGGCTCGCAATACATTTCCCGGCAGAGCCAATTCAAATTGGCCGAGAGGAAGAATAACCCCGCCCGCATCGGCGGGGCTTTCGCGTCGGCCTGTCTCGTTTGTTTTACAGCTTTCCATTGGCTTTGTATTGCAGCAGCACAGGCGCATCTTTCGATGCCCTGCGCAAATCACGGACCTTTTGACGGTCACGTATCGCATTGGACATTATTTTGCCAGATCAACTTGCAGGCGTCAAGTCCTCTGATGAGACCGCAGGCCCACGATATGCCCGCATTGTGGAAAACTTGCCTACCGCTACCCCGAAATAGCCAATTAGTCCGTCTAGGGCATCCCGAAGCCGCGCATAGGCGTCAAGCCGTGTCTGACGGCCTGCCTGCGGAAACTGCCCGTTCACGTAGTCCATGAAGTTGACCTGTTCACAGCAGATCGCGTGCAGCATGGCGTAGTCATGCGCGCCTATCTTTGCGCGGATCGCGGCAAGCTCTGACAAGGCTTCCGCCTGCTGGTCGGGCGTGCCCCGGTAGATCATGGACACATCGACCTTTACCCGGCTGTAGTCGATAGCCCCCGCCCCACGGCCTCCAGCGCGCTCGTAGATGCCCTGCATACGGGTTCCAGCTATGTGGCGAGCCTGTCCGCTCTCCGGCCTGTCTCCGGCGCTCTCAAGCCGTCCACGGGCAAGCAGGTAATCAAGCGGGCTGTGGTTAGTAGCACGCGATACTTTTGCCATGATGCCAGGACGCTCAAATGGGTCTTGGACCTCGACGGCTTCGATGATCCTGCCATTTGCCCCGGCTAGGGTGATGGGCTTTGCTTTGCGCTTGCGTCCGGGTTTAGCCATTGGCTGCTCCTGTCGTGCGTACTGGCTTGGACTCTACGCGGTGGCCGAGGCCGCTGTGGCTCAAATCAAGCTCTCCTGTTTTGGCTTCGGTTGCGGGGCGGGGATGAATAGCTTTGCGTCCATCAGTTCGGCGCGATGCTCTGCAATGTGCTCAGCCCGTGTAAGGGCCTCTAGGTTCTCGATATCGTCGTTTAGGCTATTGCGGTCACGATGATGCACAACCATGCCTTCCGGCAACTTTCCGCCGTTCTCACGTTCCCAAACCAGAACCGCCCGAAGCTGCCAAACATTTGGCTCGGCAATCTTTACGTGGCACCGGGGAGCGCCGTTCTTGTCGAGCCTAACAGTCTCAGTCCCTACAGGGAGCCAACGCTCTGACTTGCGCCCCGGCTTGTATTCACTGACGGGGCTAAGATGGATGCCTTTAAGGTCTTTGTTCCAAGGCTTATTCCCCGGCTCAAAAGCATTAGTTGGCTTCAAGCCAAGCCGAAACTTGTTGCCTTTCATGTATTCCTTCGGCCCGACATTCAAGCGGGTCTGCGCGTGCCACTTGCCCCCGCATACCTGCGAACAGAACCGAGCTTTTGCCGCTCGATACGGCTTAACCTCGTAAGCCGCGCCGCATTCCTCGCAATGCTTCTGAACTTTTGTCATGGCAACAATGATCCTTGCACTGGCTTTGGTGCTGGTATTTTAACAAATAAATCCGGGCGTTTCAGCGCGTCGTTCAACCTTCTCACAGCAATATCAAAGTATTTTACTTCACGTTCTATCCCGTAAAATGCTTTGCCCTTTTTGATTGCTGCGACGCCAGTGCTACCCACGCCCATGAACGGATAAAGGATTGTGCCGACATCAGCGGGTAGCTGGTCGATGCACCAACGCATCACACCTCAGGCTTTTGCGTCGGGTGGCCGTGGCGCTCTTCCTGCCCCTTGCGAAGCATTCCGTTCCACATCCACTCAATGCGCCGCACAGGCTTATTCAAGTTGGTCCACGCCAACTCGCAGTCGGCGAACTCTCCGTTGACCTTTTTGTCCCAAACAAGCCAGCACTTAGATGGCGGCAGATCAAAGTAATTTCCGCCAAAAATAATTAACAACCTACAATGTTTTATCATAGCATCGAAGGCTTCTTTCGGCGGCGGGGCCTGATCCCAATCCGTAGCCTCGTAAACACCCTTCGCAGCAAGCATACCCCCGCTTTTGTGCCCGCTAACCTTTGCTGCGCTAACATCATATCCGATCCCATAGGGAGGGTCTGTGACACAAGCATCGAACTCCCCAAGCGTAGGGAGGATTTCGAGCATGTCGCCCATCCAGCACTCGACCCCATCGGCTAGAATTTCCCGCCTCATGCCTGCCTCGCGCAAATGAACTCGCCCAATGCACTCCACCGCCCATGCACAGGGCCAAGCGGGTAAAGCTGGAACCCAGAAGACCAAACCGTTCCTGCCTCATGCAGGCGTATGTAGCGGTAGAACGTGTTCACGATGCCCCCGCTATGTCTTTCGCCAGTTCGCCAAGGCCCCATTCGCGACGGACCTTCGCAACACTTTCCGCCCGCCTGCTGCGATCCGGCTTGTCAACGACTGTCGCGTTGAGGACGGCGCTAATGCGATGCCGCTCCTGCTGCCAGGGGCCGGTAAAATGCGCAGCGCGCAATCTCAGTTCAGCCGTCGCGGGAACCCACTTCTTGTCCCCTGCCCTGCCCTCGCGAAAATCAGCACACGCCTTGCTGACTGCCCATTGAGGCAGGCCAGCCAACGCTTCAGCGTAAACCGCCGCCCGCGTCTGCATGTCCATGCCGTCGCCGTTGCGCATCGCCAGCGCGACGAACAGCTTCAACAGGTCCGGTTGGATAGCCTGCGCAGCACACGGCGCTAACACGGCCTCCACGTCCGCCAGACGCCTTTCCAGCGCCCCACGCTCAACCGCCGTCGGCGCATTGGCTGACAGCAGTTGCCCGTTCTCAAGCCCGTTGTGAGCCACCGAAAGAGCTATATCCAACGCCCTCGATAACGGGGCCGGAAGTTCCGGAAGTCCTGTCAGATTCGAAACTGTTACCGCCGCCATTTGCAAATTCTCCGATGCCTAGGGACTGCCGAAGCAGGTATTCCGGGGTGACTTTCGGCGCTGGACCCGCACGGGCCTTGCGGTCGTCAGCCGCCTTGCGAACCCAATTGCGCCACGTAGCCGACCAATCGAGCTTCACGCCCCCGGCCCCGGCCCTGCCGATCCAGTAATCGCGGAACTTGGCAAGCTCCCGGTCTGCCGCTTCGCCGAGTTCGGAAATCGCGAAGTGCCAATCCCGAGGCTCCGGCGTCCACTCGCCACCGATGCGAGTTCCCTTCCCGCCTTTTTGTAAAACATCGTTAGATGTTTTATTTTTAATATTACTATTAACAACACAAAGAACGCGCGCGCGAGGAGCTTCGGGTTCCGTAACGCTGGTAATGGGCGTAACGGCGTTATTCTCGTTACTCTCCGTAACGGCGTTACTAGCGTTATTCGCGTTACTTTCGTTACGCCGCGCCCTGAACTCTGCCTGCCTGCGCCGGTTGCTTTCCCGCCCTTTAGCCTTGCGACCGTCCTCATATTCCTTCAATGCCTCTACGACCTGCTCAAGTGTGCAGCCCGCCTTTCTCATCGCTTCGGCTATAGCTGCTGCGCTCATTCCACTGCTTCCCCTTTAAACGCGGCTGGCCTGACTAGGCGGACAATCTCATCAGCAGTAGGAGGTCGGTACTTGCCCTGCCTGATGGCTTCCTGGACCTTCCTATAGGCGTGCAGAATCGTCGTGTGGTCCTTGCCACCAAGGCGACGGCCAATCTCAGGAAATGACAGCGTGGTGTAGGTGCGGGCCAGATAGGCAATACGCTGACGGGCGAAGGCAACGCGGTTTGTCCTGCGCCTGCCGATAATTTCAGACTTCGGGATGCCTTCGGTCAGGCAAATGTACTTGATGCAATCGGCTGTCGTGACAGCGAGCGGATTAGTTGAAACGAAAATGTAATCGCGGGTGATTGGCTCGCCGTTGCAATAGGCTATAATCTCTGGCTTTGGTTGTGGCGCGACTTCTGGCGGCACGATAAGCGGCGCTGGTTCTGGTGCTTTTTCAACAGGCTTTTCCACAGGCTTTCCCTTGAGCCAGAACTTGCTCAATAAAGCCTTGCGCCGCGCGTCAGCAGCAGCAGCCTTCGCCAATATGGCGTCTATGTCGCCTATTTCTTCGCGTGTGGGGTTGATGTAGTTTAACCTTGTTGCAAGCGCACTCATCTGACTATCTCCGCTACATCAATCCCATATTGGGCCATCATGTGCTTCCGGTTCCGCCGATAAAGCGGGTCTTTGC